TCGGCAGGTAATATCTCACCTAAGTCACCTAATGTAATTGTAAATGACTGGTCTAAGTTTTCTCTTGTTTCACCTGCATCAATAGCCAATGGGTAGTATGTAAAAGCAACACTTGCACCTGCTTCTGTAGTTGCTGTGATGCCATTAGTTGCATTTCTTACTACGCGATAAATCTGTGTGAAATCGCTATGAGATAGCTCTATAGTTTCTAGCTGAACTATGTTGCTGTCACTGTTTAAATAAAACTCTGTATAATTACTCATTTAAATAGCTCGGAAAGTCTGTGTTTATGATTATATCTATATCATTTTCGTCTGGCGGGAACAAGGTCGCATAGTTTTCGCCGTACTCTGGCAATAAGACCAATGCAATTAAATCGGCGTCTGTATCTCTTGCTTTAGCATTTAATTCTAATTGTGCTTGTACGTTGAAGAAGCCATCTGCATATCGAGATGTAGATATGCTGTCTGGAATTATGCGTGCGTCGTATTCTTCTAGTGTGCCATAGTTAATAGCTAGGTCTATTTTAAAGCTTGTTGTTCCTGCAGCTGTAGTTAATTTATAGAACTCTCTGAAGTCTGTATATTCTGTTGTGTTTAATATCCAACTAACATTTGCTATAGTACCCGCATCAATAATGTCTTTACGATATCTACTTGTGCCACCCTCTAATGGTATTGCTATAGTTTCTTGTCGTGTATCTATGCTATAAGAGGCTTGATTAGGTATATAATTAAGCTTATAAGGCGTACTGGGCGTACCAGATGCCGTTAATGGCTTTGCTTTTAGCTCTAAGTTTGCTGATACAACATAATCTGTGCCGCTTCTCGCGCCTGTACTAATACTATTGTCAATAAAGTATGCTGTATATTCTTCTAGTGCAGTTCCATCTATTGCTAGGTCAATTTCAAAAGGTAATGAGCCACTTTTACTATAAGTTGCATAAAATGCCTTAAAGTAATTATAACCACCTACATCAAATGTCCAGCTTACAGATACAACTGCTGATGGGTTCTTTACTGTTTGCCTGTACTTACCAAGTCCACCCTGTAAGACTGCACCAATAGTTTCTGCTCGTTCGCTAAAGCTATAACTTGCGCTGCTTGGTGTGATAGCAAATTTAGTCATTTTAGCGCCTTCGCTGTGTGCTTGTATTATTTGCTAATGTTTTGCTTACTCTGCCATTAGGGTTTGCTATATCTGATGCAATAACTCTTGGTGCTTCACGCTGTACTGTTTGGCTTGCTACTTCTCTTGCAATAATCCGCACATCTGTCTCGCTTATTTTCTGCACGCTTATATTGCTACTACCATAATTTTCTACAGTAACATTTAGCTGTCCACCACCCATCATATGATTTGGTGTAATACGACCACGCTGACCACCAGCCATAGTTAACAATTCTGGCCCTCGCTCACCAACAATATATTGTCTATCAGGGAACACTTGTCCACCTGTAGCTTTAAATGTAGCACCAGCATTTGCCGCACCTGTTATTGCAAGTACTGCAGGAGCAGTTGCCGCTATAGCCGCCGCTTGTGCCGCTGGTGCAGATAGTGGGCCTGTTATTGGTATTGCGGCTGTAGATGCAAACGCCGCCAAACCTGCCATTTGTTGTTGTGCTGTTGCATTAGCTATCATAGCCGCCGCACCTGAAGCCGCCGCAGTTTTTGCTAATGCCTTACCAACTAACATTTGCGTTAGTTGTTCTGCCGCCATTTGACCTAATGCCGCTATTTGTGAGCGTGCCATGTTTTCAAATATACCTGATACAACACTTTTTAAACCCTCACCATCCATTATTATTTTTTCAAATGCACTACCAAAGCCAGTTTCAAACGCTTCTATTCCTTCTTTAGTTATATCATTAAAGCTTGTCATTGTAGTTTCAGCTTGCATTAACCACGTTGCCCAATATAATTCATTCTCAGTTAGTTTTTTAACAGTTTGGTCACGTTGCATCTGTAATAGTTCTTCATTCATACGTGCTTCTGACTCTAATATTAATGCTTTACGTTGTTCTTGCGATAATACTGTATTAGCATTTATTTCTTCACGTCGCCTGTCATGGCTCTTACGTATCAACCCTTCTTCATTTAATAATCTATCCATTAACCTATCAGCGTCATCTTGCTGTTTGTTAAATTCATCTATTGCTTTGTTTTGACTATCTATTAATTTTTTATATGCACTACTATGCGCACGCATTTCATCTTCGAATGCTTTTGCTCTTTCTTGTGCGGCTTTCTTTGTTGCGTCAGTTCTTGCTTTTTCATCTTTAATGGCTTGCCTTAACCTTAATATTTCTTGTATTTCAGCTTCTTCTGTTATTCCTTTTAACTTTAATAATTCTCTTTCTTGGTTTGTTGCTACTAAAAATTGTTCATTTAATGATTGTATTAACTTTTGACCAATGCTTAATGACTGCTTATCTAAATCAATCGTGTTATTTTTAAATGCATTAAATTCTTCTAGTGCTAATGATTGGTCACGTATGCTTTTAGCAACACGTTGTAATGACGTATTGGCTTTATTACCTTGTTTAGCTAATATATTATCAAATAATTCTGTAGCGGCTCTACCAGCACCTTCTTCACCAGATTTAAGTTTATCATATGCACTTGACAATGCTAAAACATCATCTCTGCTGATTTTAAATCTCTTACTGACTTCAGCTAAATCTTTCTCATAACTACGACTTGCTTGTCCTGATTTTTCATATCTTTTATTTAGATTTTCAAAATCACTGCTAAATACTGCTTGACTAACAGCAAACTTTTTAAAGTCCTTAGTTAAGTTTTTAAGTGCACTACGATATCCTTTAAATGCATCAATATTTGCAATAGTTAAGGTGAGGTCTGCAACTTCACCAAATTGTTGTTTTAATGTATCTAAACTGCCAGCTAGTTCAACAACGCCTTGCTCATTTATTTTAAATACTTCAGTTAATTCTTCTGATAATTTATTAAGCTTTCTTAAACTTAGATTAGCATCAATTAACATAGGTATCATAACAGAACCTATTGCCGCAGATATACCAATGATTGCACCTAATAAAGGTGTGCCTAATACAAAACCTAAGTCAGCCGCTTGCACTCCAACAGCACGCATTGGGTTTTGCCCCATAGCAATTTGACCTGCCATTTGCTCAAACTGTATACCAGCCATAGCCGCCTTACGGCCAAATTGTGCACTAGCTTTACCTGCGTCATTTATTCCTTTGACTTTGCCAATTTGACCATCAACAGTTTGTGTAACTTTTCCTAATGCTTTTAATTGCTTTTTAGCATTTTCTATATTTTTTGTATCTACTTCAAATACTAATGTTGCGATTTCGGTGGCCATCTTTGTAACTCCTCACCCATGTAACGGGTCAACTTCATAATAGCTTCGACTTCCCAAGGGCTTAATGAAATGCCTGTCATTGTTACGTATGAAGCAAGTTCAGTATAGCTTGCTTGTGTCAATTCGCAAAACAGTATCCATATTGCTTGTGCTTCTGACCTTAACTTTGGTGCGTTAATTAATTCTTTAGGCGTTTTGCCTGTGCTTTTTTCTACTTGTTTTAATGTTTCGTAACGACTAATTTCTGAACCTTTTGGCCTTTGTTGCATATAGTTTGACCATCTGCCAAAGCTTACAAAGTCATCAATTAGTCTTGCGTAAAATTTTCGTTATTACTTACAAAGCTTAATAGTTGCTTTACTACATCAGGTGCTTGTTCATATAATTGTTTAGCTTTTTTAGCTGTAAACTTAACTTCTTTACCATTATCAACTAAACCACGCCAGCCTAATGTAACATTAACCAATGCATCAATATCCATAGCATCAAAGTCAATATCCATATCATCATATGTTTGTCCTTCTTCCATATTAGCGCGTGCATTAATTATTGCACTTGTTTGCTTTTTTTTAGCTTTACGCCATATTTTAGAGTCAGAACCACATATTTTTATATAAAAGTCTGTTGGCTTATTTGTAACGGGGTCAAGTATATTACACTCAGCCCCGTTCTCATGCCTATCAACTGTTGCTAATTTATTAAATTCCATTAAGCATCAGCCCTTGTTATTTTAATTTGTGATGCATCACTTGTATTATATAATGCTACAAATTCCATACTAATTGTTATAGCACCTTCACCCGATACATCTGGCTGACCACTATTATACTTAACACGCGGCAAGTCAATAGTATAAGAATTGCCATCAAGGTCTGTTAACACTAGCTGTATTGTTGACTCAGTTTCATTTAAGAACTTCTCATATAGTGTTTTGTCCTCAAAGTATGTTGTAAGCGTACCAGTTAGTCGTGACTTACCAATTGATGGTCGTTGTGTTGTTTGGCTACCAACTGCAAACAATGGCTCTATACCGTTCTCTAAGCTCATTTCAATCGATGTTACTGTTGCTATTGCTGAACCACCTTCTTGTATTGAACCTGTAAAGCTATCAAATGGCTTATTAGCACTATCAGCCGCATAGCTTGAGCCTGTTATTGCTGATGTGCCAATAGATAAGTTCTGGCCAATTACACCAAAGCTTGCCTCAACCATTGCGTTAGGTGCTACAGTTAAGCTTAATGTATTAAACTCACAACCTGTGTTTCTATGCCACTCTGGCGCAGTCAAGTCTGCAAATTTACGCTCTATTGTAAATGAACGTCGTGTTGTACCTGCTTTTAGTACGTTAGTGTTCCAAGTTCCACATAAGACGGCTTCTAATATATCATCAAATGCTTCGTATTCCAATTCTGCTGATACATCACCACTAACTGATTTGTTACCATGTCTAAAATCTTCAACCTGTCTATCACCACGCAGTTTCTCACTTTCTACACCATCTTTAGTAATACCAAGTGTAGTACCTGTATTGCCAAATGGTTTAAAACTAGGTGTTGATGGTGTTGTGCCATATGTCGTTTCCGCAATATAGGCAATGCTATGTTGTGCTCCGTTTGCTATAGTCATACTCTTGCTCCTGTGTATGCGTTAATATTTACGGAAACAGGAACGAAAAACCATGCCCCGTCGTTTATTGCAGGGCCGATACTAACCGACCTTATGCGCAATTTCAAATTGTTATAACTTAGCACTGTACCACGCTTAAAATGGTCTGCTACATTATCTGTTAATGTTGACCTGCCAGCACCACGAGGACTTACTATATCTATTTGATATATTGCCTGTGTTTCATCTTTACCATTAGCACCTAAACTAACTTGTAATGTATCTGATGGTAGAAAGTTGGCACGCAAATATGTAGCATTACCAGCTGGTTCATATGTTATATTAGGCCATGCAATATCATAGCCACCAGATAATGTGCTTAATTGTGTATCAAGCGCGGCTTGCATATCATTAAAGAACGTACTCATGGTCTTTTAGCCTTTGCTTCAGTGATAGCTTGATTATATTCCTGCAAAACTGTACGCACTATGCCATTGGGTGCTTGTGTACTATGGCCAAATTCTAATTCCATTGCATAAGGCATACTGTTAGCCATAAAGAACACATTGCCAGCTTCAAGGTCATCTACTTTCATTTTTAATCGTGTCATTGCTTCCATACCTGATGGGTCTGTTCCAGTTTGTCTGCTTGCATCTAATGTATTTATGCTTGAAACCCAATTCATCCTAAATCTACCACCTACATAGTTCTTGGGTGGTTTACCTGTTTTCTGAAATGACTTCCATAATCTGTAATTACCAACAGGACTGCGTTGTATAATTTTACTACCCATTGATAATATAGTGCCTTTTACTATTTCTTCTGACTCCACGACTAATCGTTCTACAATCATCTCGAAGTCTTTTTTTGTAGTGCCTTTTTTTGCCTTGCCTTTGCTTTTACGTGCCATTACTTACGCACCTGCAAGTTGGCGGCAACAACATCACTGCCATTTGGTCTAATCTCATTAACTCTAATGACTTTAAACGTGTCAGAACCGATTACAACAGTATCATTTATTTCATAGGTATAACCTTCAGCCAACATACGTCTATCGCCTTGTAGCACCGTTTCTGCGCTTCTGTCAGCGTCACTATAGTCAAATATACAAGCATACTTTTTATATGTTGCCGTCGTCTGTGCTACTGCACCTGTAGCTGGATTATATGCGCCGTCTGTTGTACGTGTAAACGTAAACTCCTCACCAAATCTAGTAATTAGTGCTTCTGCTGATTTAGTTATTGGTGAATAGTTATAACCTTCATGAGCCATGATTATGCACGCATGACTGTGTTAGGTGATTGTACTAACTTTCTTAACGCTCTTGTTAATGCGGGTGTCTGTCTTTGCTGTCCTGCAGTATCCTTATAAGTGATAGATATAACATCAACGCTTTCACTAACAACTTGCCTATCAATTGGGTCTTGCTTGCTATCACCATCAATAACTGTTTTAACGGCCTCATATACTGCAACCTTTAGTTCGTCTGGTATTGTGCTAGCATCTAAGCCAAAGCCATCAATAACTACATTAACTCTAGGCCACTGTAATGATTGTGTTTCTGTTTCCTTAAAGCCTATAAAGCTTAAGTCCTCAATGTAATCCATTGCACGCAAGATATATGCATTAACATGACTGTCACTACTATACGTAATTAACCTTGCATCTGCCCAAGCCTTAAACTCTGCTAGGCTA